GGCGACGAAGGGGCGTACCCCCCCGCCCCCAGGGTACGACCTGTAGGGTGGGCGCGCGTGCTCACCGGCGAATTCAACTGCGGATTCTGCATCATGCTAGCCTCACGAGGCGCCGTGTACTCCTCAGCGCTCGCCGCGAAATACCGGGGCGGGCGCCGCCAAGTCAAAACCGGTAAGCAAGGCCAAAAATTCGAGGCCGCAAAGACCCGCGCTCGCCGTGAGGCGTACCGTGAGGTGTCCCAGCGGAAATTTCACGATGGGTGCGACTGCGCGGTAGTGCCCGTGTGGGAGCCTGACAACTGGGTAGGGCAAAAAGAAGCCGCAAAGCTCCGTGAATTCTATGACAAGGTGCGGAAAGAGACCGATAAGGACGCCAAGAAAAACCCTGAGAAGTACAAAGGCAAGTCAGAGGCAGTAATCCTAGAGGAATACCTAGAGGAAATGCGCGCTAAAGGCGGTCGCTTGGACATCACAGACAAGCGAGCCGAAGCGAAGCAGTACGACACGAGCACCCCACTAGCCCGTAGACATAAAAAAGCCGTGGAAAAAGCCCTAGCTGACGCCGATAAAGAACGCGCAGCAGCACAGAGGAAGGAAAAAGCATGAATAAGACCGGCCAGGCAGCAGAAAAGCCAGAAGAGACCGAGGAAAACACCGACGAACAGGCCCCCGGGGAGAAAAACGGAGAGGAATTCGACGCTGAGCGCGCTAAAAAGCTCATTGCAGCCCTCCGAGACGAAAACAAAGCCCTCAAAGCCGCCAAGACTGAGCCAAAGGCAGAGGATAAGCCCGCCCCTGCTGAGCCAAAGGCAGAGGATAAGCCCTCCGCCGACCTGGCAACCGGGCTAGCAGACGCAAAAGCAGAGCTAGCGAAAGCCAAGGCGCTCGCTGCTGCGGGGCTTCCGCTAGATTTCATTCCCTTTATCCCTGGGGGTGATGCGGAAGAGATTGCTACGGCTGTGGATTTCCTGGCCTCTAAGATTCCCGCCGCGCAGAGCGGTGAGAAGAAGAAGCCGCGGCTTCCTGTCGATCCGTCGCAGCGGGCGAAAGTGTCCAAAGACCCATATCAGGCATATGTGGAACAGATTTTTGGGACTAAACAGTAATAATTTGATGAAAGGAGCGCACTTATGAGCGCAACTACCCTTAAGTCGCTTGAGACAAGCGGCGTGCTGCCTAAGCCGATGGTGGATAACATTATTGGCCGTGTGAGTGAGAAGTCTGTCGTGCAGCAGCTCGCACAGAAAACGCCTATGCCTATCACTGGCAAGGCTATCGCTTTCCAGACTACGCAGCCGCAGGCTGGTGTGGTCGGCGCGGGCCAGCTCAAGCCCGTAACAAATATGGAAGTGCGGAGTAAGGTAATTACTCCCATTAAGGTAGCAGCCCTGATGTACTGGGATATGGAGGCCCGCCAGGCTGATTCCGTCGGCTACCTGAAACTGATGGAGGAGCAGGCCGCCGCCGCGATTACCCGCGCATTCGACCTTGCAGTGCTGCACGGCAAGGACGCTATGACCGGTAACACTATTTCCGGCCAGGAATACGTAAACCAGACCACGAACCGCGTGGAGCTGGGGACGGCGACAAAGGAAAATGGCGGTATTTCCGCTGACCTGCTGGCCGGTACTGACCTGGTGAATCTCGCTGACGGCTTCGACTTTGATGTGTCCGGCTTCGCTGCTGACAAGTCCATGAAGTCGCGGGTGCTAGGTCAGACTGATACCCTGGGGCGCGCTATCTACGCTGACGGCTTCGACATCACAAAGAATATCGGCTCGCTGCTTGGCGCGCCTGTCGGATTCAGCCGCGTAGTCTCTGGCAAGGTCGGCGCCGCTGAGGATACAAAGGTACGCGCTTTCGCGGGCGATTGGAGCACTCTCCGCTACGGATTCGTGCAGAATATCATTATTCGCCGGTCGGATCAGGCGACTATCCAGGACGGCGGCACCACCGTGCACCTCTTCCAGCAGAATATGGAAGCCTTTGTCGTAGAGGCTCAGTTCGGGTGGGGCTTCACTGACGCTAAGGCCTTCGTCGCCTACGACGACAAGGTATAAGAGCATGGATGAGGCGAAGTATAAGCATCTCGTATTCGGGACGGTAATCACCAGTGAGGAAGAGCCGCCCGGCCCGTGGGAGCCGCACACTGACGCCAAGCCCGCCCCTGCTAAGACCCGCGCTAAAAAGACCGCAGCAGCGAAGAAAGATAGCGAAGAGGAGTAAGTGCCGTGGCAGTAGCATCAGTGGAAGACGTGAAAATCAGCCTACGCCGCGACTTGCGGGGCGACGAAGGTAAGTACCTGGATGCGTTACTGCATCGTGTAGAGACCATGATACGGGTGCGTATCCGAGACCTGGACGCCCGCCTAGCAGACCGTGTATTTCTCGATACCGTCGCTGCTATAGAGGCTGAATCCGTCGCCCGCGTGCTGCGCGCAGATAATTCAGGCATCTACTCGTCCGAGTCAGAGGATGGGTACAGCTACAGCCTGAATTTCATGGTGGCCTCAGGGCTGCTGGACATCCTGCCTGCGGAATGGGAAAAGCTGGGGGTCGGCGGCTTCGAGTCCGTCGCCCCAGCTATGGACGGCTACTTGGCACACCGTGCAGGCAAGCGCCCTGACCTGGATTTTCAGCGGAAATTCGGTAAAGGGCACGATATGGCCTGCACATACTACCCGCAGGGGGGATAATGTCAGCTATCCGCAAGGGCCTCCACACGGTACACGTCAGGACGCGTGTAAAGACTATCGACAAATACGGTGAGACCGTGAGCGAGCTGTCCCCAAAAACGGCGCAGGTGCAGTGCAATGTGCAGCCCGCATCCGCAGAAGAAACGGAGCTGCTGGCCGGGGCCGGGGCAACTACCGTGTACAGGGTCAAATACTGGCCTAATGAGCACGGTGGCGCACCCTGGCCCGGCGGCCCCTACTCCCAAATCATCATCGACGGAAAAGCATACGAGCAGCGCGGCGAAGCACTACGATCCCGAATGTCAGGCACAACCGGGCACATCAAAATCTACGCCGCAGCATACGACAGCGAGGCGAAATAATGGCAGAAGTAAGTCGGAACGCCGAGCTGATGCTGGCCCGTATCGCATCCAAAGACCCCGAATTTACGGCTGCAGCTCAGGAAGTCGCAGCCACAGCGCGGGCGCTCGCCCCACAGAAAACAGGGGATTTCAAGCGCTCCATAAAAAGGCGCCGGGTGACAACGCAACAGGGCGTGCACGACCAGCTAATCACAACAGACGATCCAGACGCCGCAGCAATCGAGCTAGGGCACATCACCCCATCAGGGAAGTTCGTGCCCGGTCACCATACATTCGGTAAGACCGCGGCTAAATACAGATAGGCGGGTGAAAGCATGTCCACCACTATAGATGTGCAGGCAATCGTCCACGCCGCACTATCCGAAAAGCTAACCCCCACCCGCGTAAACCCCGCAGCCCTCACAGACACCCTCAACTCCGAAAAGCTCCCCGTAGTCATCTACGAGATAAGCTCACCCACCCCAGTAAGAAACGCGCCCCGCGCCGGGCACGGCACCGTCGCTGACGTAACACTAACTGCGCTCGCCGCATCTCGTGTGCGTGCGCGTGATGTGTGTGACGCGGCGGTGGGTGCGCTTCTAGATTCTGTGGATCAGGTGCCAGGGTCAGGGCGTGAGGGGTGGCTGACGCGGGTGCGTCTGACTCAGGAGCCAATGAGTATTACCTCTGCACAGGTGGCGGGGGCAACGATTTACCAGTACACGGCGGTGGCGTCGATTGTTGCGCGCCGCAATAACCCATAGATTGGAGGCTGCTTGTGGCACTAGATTTGAATGGCACAAAGCTGCATATCGCGGGCCTGGGGTATGTCTTTTATGCGCCCCATAAGACCCCGTACCCGAATTTCACGAAATTCAAAATGGCCGACGCTAAGACCTGGCAGGGATGGACATTCCTTGGCGATACATCCGGCGAGAACGTTGTGGAGTTCGAAGCCGAGGGTGGAGAAATTGAATATAAAAGGACGTGGGGTAAGAAGAAGGCCCGCGCTGTCCGTTCTGATACGAAGATTACAGGCACTATTAACAGTGTCCACATCGGTAAAGAGACCTTTGAGGTCGCTTTCGCATCCGGCGCCTACAAAGAGGAATCTCAGTCCTATCAAGTCAAGGACAAGGTTGTGGAGCGTAAGGGCATGGTAATGATTGTCATGGAGGATGGTGCGTCAATCGCCGCAATTGGCTACCCCAATACCACCATGACCGGCTCGCACCCGAAATTCGACCTAGAGAATTTCACCGAGATTCCTATCTCTGTGGCAGTGCTCGCTGATGAAGAGCTGACATTGTACGAGATTTTCGAGCCGCGCGACTACAACCCCGCGTAAAGACCCCCAGAAGCCCCCCCACCTGGGCCGTTTGAGCACTACCCATTCACGCCAGA